CCCTTTAATAAGGTTTTTTTCTATAGGGCGAGGAACTCTTTTTTTTCTGTATCCTTTTTTAATATAGTTCAATGTAAAACAGCCTGTCTTCTTTCAAGTTCAACGTCTATTAAAAGTCTTAAATCTTCTAAGAATAAAGTCTCAATATCACACACTGTGCCATCAGAGTTATGCAAGAAACTACCAACAGCAATTATCATTGACTCTATATTCATGCCTGAAATCGGTTCGCTTGCCATTTAATTAGCTCCAAGTCTATGCTTTCTATTTCTAAATACGGATAAATTTTTAGAAGCTGTTTAATTTTATTAGATACCCACTTAGGGTGAAAGGCGCTCAACCTTATCTGCCCAGCAACAAATAAATGAGTTTGTTTTGGCATGTAAGACATATAATTATTAACATTAATTTTATCTGCTTCTTCTTTGTCTAAAAGAGAATGAAGCCAGGCAACTAATAAAGTCTTAGTATGTTTTCTAATACGCCTAGCTTTAACCGATCTCATAAATACTCTTCGACTTTAGGTACTGACACAACTTCAGTAAGATAGGTCATACCAGAAGAGTATTTAAAAGTTCTTAGACCTTGACCATCATTAGAATCTTGGTAACAGTCGTGCTTATATCTGCACCAAGAACACCCTTTAGACAGCTTCATGTTGCCTTTCTTTCCATCAGGAACAGTAGGATAACATAGCTCAGGTTTAGTTTCTAAATCGAGAGCCGTTAAAAGATTAGATATTTTAGTTTTAATATTAGGTTTATCAAGATCATCTGGCACACACATACAAAGCTCGCCGCTTTCTTTATTGATAACTAAGAAACCTCCGTTCTCTGTTCCTTCGGCAGCTTCATAAGCTGCAAGCTGTCCTAGATATCCGAAAGGATCGTCTTGAATTAAGCGCCCGTTCTTGAACTTGTTGAATGCAAACTTAGAAGCAGTTTTTACATCTACTACTTCGCCGTCTATCTTGCAGTCCATGTGTCCGGTGATGCCATCAACTACCACTTCCTTCTGCTCGTCAGTTACTTTATGACCTGTCATGCGAACAAGCATTAGTGCTATCTCTTCAAGTATATGACCGTACAAAAACTTGATCTGCGTAGGTCCATCAATAGACCTTTTTACATTAGGATCTCTTTTCTCATACCATAACTGTCTATCAGGTTTCCCTACGTTAGACATACGGACAGAAAAAGCTTCATTTCTTTCTTCGGGATTAGCCCAAGCAAGCAAGCAAGTTTTTATAGCTTCTATAGTCCTGTCTATCTCTTCTTCGGAGATAGATAAAGCCTGGCCTTCTGAAAGAAGTTCTAAATGCTCATAGATATCAGGCACTAATGTTGACAGATTCATATTCCTCACCTTTGATAGATTGTATTTTATTTTTTATCTGTTCTACTGAAGCCTTAAACCATTCATTCTGCTGTTCAAAATCCTCCGATAAGCTAAGGTGAATATCAGCTTCAAGTTTCCTACGATCATCTGTCTCGAAAACATGTAGCAGTTTGTAGTCTCTAAAAGGCGAAGAGGTTTGATAGTTTTTAAGTCTATCGTGTGCGTCTACTGCCATTCCCACTTTGACCCATTCTTTCCACGCAGGATTAATTATAATATACACCTGCCCTTTTGGATTAGTTTTATAGTTATCTAAAGAACTGAACGCTGCTTCTTCAAAGTCTTTATAGTGTCCCCCTTTGTGCAGGGGGTGAGCTTTAGATATATATTCACCGTCTACCCACATTCGTGAGTTCTGAATTGCCTGGGCAGCATTAGCTCTTCTTCTTCTATGGTCGTGAGCGTTAACATACCACCATTCACCGTCTTCAAAAATGTATTTGCCGTTTCTTCTATTAGTAGGATTAGAAAGATTATTTATCTTAGTAAGTAGCATTGCTTGTCTCCAAAAACAAAATTAAAAAAATCGTCATCTTCAACAACAGGAAACTTTAAAGGAACGACTTCCTTATCTCCAGAGAAAAGGGCGTTGTGTTTAGCACCTGATTTTAAATATACACACTGTATTAAAACAGTTTCTTCAACCTGGAAGACATCTATAACAGCAAGCGGAGACTTACCTTTAGCAAGTCTAAATATTCCGCCAGAAGAACAGTTATGTTTTAAATCTACCAGTTCTCTTAGTGGACATACTGTTTGTTTCTTAGTGTGTTTCACTCCAGTTATCTCCGACATTGTAGCCTCCGTCTAGTGGACAATTAAGGTTAAATACCTTACCTGCTTCGATGATAGCATCAACGCCTAGCTTACCTACTTGCTCTGCTATAGACTCATGGCACTCTATCTGCCACTCATCATGGACGTTAGCTACAAACTTAGCATCTAAGTATTTTAACTTATCGTTTAAAAATATCATGGCTTGCTTCATAATAATAGCGCCAGCGCCTTGAAGCAAAGTGTTAAGTGCTGCGTGTTCAGACCTCACAGTAAGCTTCCTGCCATCTAACCCCTTAATAAATCCTCCTTTTGCTTCTCTTTGTATGCTTCTTGTAAGAGTTTTAAATGATGGGAGATTATCAAAGAATGATTTTCTAATGCTGTGTCCTGCACTGCGGCCTCTTCCAGCCAATTTTCCAAGCTTTTCATCTCCTGCTCCGTATAAGAGCGCATAGATAAATGTCTTTGCCTGATCTCTAGATTGAAGTCCTGCAAGGTTTTGATTAGTGGTGTGAATGTCTCCGTTAAGGATTTCATTTGTGTATCCCTCATCGTTTAAATAATGTGCAAGCATTCTAAGTTCTAAGCCTGAAGCATCAATACCTACTAGCTTATAACTTTCGGGGACTGTCCAACAAGACCTGCACTCCTTGCCGTATGGTGAACTACTACTAGGGATCTGTGCCATGTTGGGGTGTGCATGAGTCATTCGCCCGGTTACTGCACCATTAGGATTAACATATCCATGCACCCTGCCTGTGTTTTCGTTCAGCTCTTTCAACCAGCTTTTAACTTGGGCCAGGCGTTTCTGAATCATTAGGTAGTGAGCAATAAGAGCAGCCTGAGGAATATCTTTAACCTTTTTTAGAGTTGATTCATCTACCACAGGTTGTCCGGTAGGCGTGAACTTCTTAGGTTTCCAGCCAGCTTTAATAAGATACTCGCCTATTTGTTTCCTGGAGCCTAAGTTAAACCTAATTTCAGTCTCGCGGATAATAGGTTTAGGGTTTTGATACGTGGTGAAATGCACATACTCTTCAGCCGTGAGCCTTACACCTTTACCGTGTTGATCCTTTGCTGTTTTAGATACCTGTCCAGTAGATGTATAACTATGAGTTAGTATCTGTTTCTCGATAGTAGCCTGAAAGTCTTTCTGCACTTCTTCTTCTAGCTCATGCAGTTTAGTTTTAAACAAGGCAACTAAACTCATAGTCTTTTTAATATCTAAAACAAAACCGTTGGTTCGTTGCTGGTCTACGATCTTAGCTGTCTGATGTTCTATCCTAACTGAGGTCGGAGTAAACCCTTTACTCTCAACCTTTAAAGCATTATAAACTTTATGATTTAGAACAACATCACGCTTACAGTACTTTAACATCTCAGGAGTATAGTATTCCCAGGCGTTTTCTTTATCACCAAAGTCCCCTTTCTTAAATCCTAAGCGGTAGCCCCATCCTTCTAAGCCGTGTCCACCTTCACGGGTAGGTTTAAATAAACGGGACAGCACCAAGGTATCAACAAGCTTTTTGTCAGAAAGGTCTATGTGCCCTAACCTTTCAACTACAGGGATGTCATAGCCAATGATGTTATGCCCAATCAGTTTGGTTGCAGACTTCAGCATGTTGTAGCCTTCGTCCAACTGAGTATTATCAAATGTAAATACATCCTTGGTGTCTACATCCATAGCTACCATACAATGTATTTTAGTTGGCGTAAGTCCATCAGCCTCTATGTCAAATATTAAGTTACTCATAGCTCATCTCCAGTAAACTCATCAGGGTCTGGCTGGTTTGTTTCGCTTAATCTACCTGTCTCTTGGTCATAGATTAAATGAGAAGCTACCCCTACATCTCCAGTGTATCTGGATTTAAGAACACGTACCCTGGTAGTTGCAGCTTCTATCTCATCATCAGATTGTTGGTTGCGTTCTAAAGATATTACGCAATCACTGAGTTGCGCTATGCTTTGACTACCTCGCAGGTGATTAAGTCCTGTTTCAATGCCGTTCTCATGTCCACGATTGCCATCAACTCTACGCAAGTGTGAGACAAGAAGCATACCGCACCTTGTCTGTTCGACAAGAGTTCTGAGCCGATGCATGATACCGTCGATAGCTTTGCGCTCATCAAATTCTAATGTAGATAAAATCAACATGTGCAGGTGATCAACTATCATCCACTTACAATCAAGACCAATGATCATATATTTTAGCTTGCTAAAGATATCATCTACATCGTTAACGCCATGATGAGCATGTATCCATACACGGTTTTCGTTCTTTCCCATAAAGACACGCCTAAAGTAATCGTCCAGTTGTTCATCTGTGAATTTAGCTTTAGTGCTATCAAGGTGTAGTTTGGCATTAGCCTCTATAGCCATGATGCCTTCGGCTGTCCTTGACCAACTTTCTTCAAGAGCTATAACCCCTACATTATCTTTAGTCTTATTGATCAACCAGTGTTCAAGTTCTCTGGTGACAGATGACTTACCTAAACCCGTACCTCCAGTAAGAGTTACTAGCTCTCCTTCTCTAAGACCTTCTAGTTTTTTGTTCAAACCAAACCAGGGGTAGGGTATAGCTTCTATCTTGTTATCTCTAAGTTCTTGGTATGCAGTAAACTGCTCAGAAAGATTAAGAACACCAGAAGGTGTATAGACTTTAGAATCCCAGAAGCATTTAACATATACTGAATGCCTCCCTTGACGCAGCATATCGTTAGCGTCTTTAAAATCTACAGGCAGTGACATAATCTTAGCCTTTCCTGGAGTCAGGAGCTTTGCTATTTCTATTGCTGCTTTTTTTCCCGGCTTGTCATTATCAAAGTTAATAACTATAGCGTCAAAGGATTCAAGATATTCTAGACTAGCTTTAACATCTCCAACCCCTCCGGCAGCTCCAGACTTAACTGAGACAACGGGCCACTTGCTTCCCATTAACTCATAAGCTGCCATAGCATCACACTCGCCTTCTGTAAGAGTGATAAACTTACCGCCAGCGTTGAATAGATTCTCTCCAAAAAGTCCTACTTCTTTTGCCTTACCTTGCCAGCTAAAATCTTTATTCCTTTTGCGGATCTTCGTAGCTGTTAGTTCATGTCCGTTGAAATAGGGGTAGTGGTGGTTAACAATCTTGCCGTTTAATACTGTTGCCTTAACGCCGTATTTCTTAGCGGTTGCTAAACTTATCTTACGGTCCGTAAGCTCAACAAAACTTGTTGATGATTGGGGGGAGAGCTGATTAAAATTTTCCATCTTTTTATTTCTTTGATGAATTTCAAATTCAGTTTCTTGGTTAGTATAGTTTTTTATATGTGTCTGGCAGCTAAAGCAAAAAGCCGAACCATCTTCATTTATACCAGCGCCGTCGCTTGACCCACACTCTGTGCAGGGCTGATGTATTTTTACGAATGCCATGATTGTTCCTCATTATTCGGCAGCTTTTATAATTGAGTCATCAGTTAGATGCTCTTTAAGTTCTTCGATTAGCCTAATAGCAGCAGCACTGTAAAGCGCAACGCTGATTTGAGACTCTTTTAATCTCTTGTTGCTCTCCAGAAGGACAGAGATAAGACTCTGTCCTGCCGGGGAAAGCAAAGAGACATCGTATTTGATGCCGTCTATTTCCACGTTGTTCATCTATAGTTCATCCTCCATGTCAGTGTCGATAGCATCAAACTCAGCACCATCAGCAGCGCCGACCTCAATTAAATCAACTACTTGCATTGCCTGGAAATCTAGCCCTTTAAAGAGCTGTCCTTTCCAAGTTGATTCCCACTCCTTATACTGCACCCTGACATTTGAACCATTACCAACCCTAGCGTCGAGTGGGTTCTTATGCCGATCTACAAGCTTAGGAGCTTGACGTATCATACCATTGGGACCGTTAACTTTACGTTTAATAATGACAGCCGGACCTTCATCCATATCCTTAATGGTGAATCCTCGCGACTTAAAATCATCTGCGACCTCTTGTTCAACAACTAAGTTCACTGAATAGACAGGTTCAAAAGTTGTGTTAGGGGTTGTGACAGAGGCCCAATATGCTTCGCCTTGAAGTATAGCCATTTTTTTGTCTCCTTTCTCGTTTTTTAATTAATGAAGTTCGATTATAACCAATGTTGTAGCCTTGATCAAGCTATTATTAAAAATATAATTCCGATCAGGAAAGCAACCAGGATGAAATCCCTTAAAAAAACAGTATAGGTTTTCGCACCTAAACGATTTTTAAGTTCTTCCGTTCCTTCTATAACTATCTGAACTATCTCATCATAAGCCATCGAGAGCTGTTCCTTGATTGAAACTAACATATTTATTACTTTATCTTTCATACTCGTCCTCCCCAAAAAAAGTATATTAAATCCTTGTAGGGAAATTCTTTAAATGAAACTTCCGCGATAGCCAGCGCCATAAAGCTATCCTATACAACACTTTCGCTTTCAGGCATACCTTGTATGTGATAAATATACGGGCCTTATGATATATCCTGTATTTTAAAAAAATGCGCGTTTTACTATATACAGTATACCGTAAAAACCTACTGGTAGGATGATAAACTCTAAAGAGTAATGGTCTATAGAGTTTATAGGTTATAAGCCTTTTCAACTTATTAAGTTTACTTTTCATACTTGTCCTCCAAAAAAAAA